AGTCTCGGGCTACGCCCTCGACGAAGAAACCTTCTATCAACTGGAGTAGTTAGCCTGTGGCCGACTTCAACGACATTCAAGACACCGACGATATTGAACCGATTGACGGTGGCGTAAAGCCGGAGAAGCCCAGCAAGTTTGTGTCGCCATTCACTAGGTCTGAAAATCGTTATTCAAAGGGGCGGCCAATCAACGACGCCCAGATGCTGGAGCGCGTCAATGCTGCCTACATGCTGATGTTGCAGGGTGGATCACGCCGGGAAAATGCCTGCCAGCTGTCCACCCGCTACAGCGTCAGCTTCCGTCAAGCGGAAAATTACATTCATGAAGCCCAGAAGTTGATGAAGCTGGATTTCGCTGGAGAGCGTGCCGAGTTTCTCAACCAGGTCAACAACATGCGGATGCACACCGTCAAAAAAGCACTCAAGCGTGGCAATTATCAGGTGGTGGCGCAGATCCTTGACAGCCTGGGACGCGCCATGGGTGAAGGCAGTGCGGAGGAAGCGGCTAACGCCACCCCCAACCTGAACATCACGATTGAGGATAAGCGCGGGAGCTAGCTGTCGATCTCCAGGTCGAACTCGACGGTTTCGCCATTCACGGTGAGTTTGCACACGCGGCGGCAGTCGAACGACCGCCACCCCTTGGCGATGTCCATACACCGCACGATGTTGTCGATAGCGGCTGGATCCTTCAGCGCGTGGCCGGTGCCCTTCACCTCGCCTACATGCTTGGGGTTAAAGGTGAGCTGGCGCAGGCTGCCATCCTTCTTTACGAAGTGGATGGACACGAACCTGCTTCCAGCAGACTCGATCAGCTGGCGGATAGCGGTGTGGTTGGCCATTTGACTGGGGCGAGGGGCCTCACGGTTGGGCTTGTCCTCTTACCTTGCACAATAGTCCATTCATGCTTGCTTTGCAAGCCCATTCATACTGGGCTTAAAACGCCATTCATGGAGATCCTGGGCACGTTGCTGGTAGTGGGGGGCGTGGCGCTGGCGCTCAAGGTGCTGTATCTGCTGGCCGGTGACGTCGAGCCGGATGGCACACGCCGCGAGGGTCTCAACGTGAGACGCACAAGACCCACGCGCAGACAGTAAAAAGGCCCCTTACCGGTACGGGTAGGGGCTGGGGCGAGGGGTCAAAAGTACCGGAACCAGCCAGCGTCCAGTTCCCGGATCAGCTGTTGCCTGGAACCTTCAAAACAACGGCCCCCGCGAAAGTTGCTGACAACGTAACGTCGCCCGCTCGGGGTGTTGAAACCTTGGAGCTGTAACCCTTGCGCGTGGAACCACTGGCGGCAGGCTTTAAGGGTGCGGGGTGTAGTGGTTGTCATTAATCGAGTGGTGTAGTGGTGGTGGTAGCAGCTGCTCCCCTGGGCTTGTAGCTTGGGCGGCGCTGGCCTTTGTCGGTTCTGGGTTTGCGTGGGGCGCCCTTAGGTTTGCGGGTGGTCGGTTTTGTGCGCGTTTTTTCTGCACTTAATTCCAGACCGGCAGGGCAAAGCTCGGGCGGGCATGGAGCGCCGCCGTTGCGATCTTGGCAGGCTTCCCAGTATGGAATCAGAGCCTCCCACACTTCCCGCAGGCCTTCTTTGCCATGCTGATCTTGCAGGGTGAGCAGATCCCGCCAATCCGAAGCGGTCAGTGTGGAGCGTTCAGCACAGAACCGGAGATCCCGTAGGTGCCGCTTTTCTCTGCGGATTTGGTCGCGCAGTGTTTCGCGCTGATCGGCTGCCAGTTGGCGCCGTTCTCGTTGTGTGGTCCATTCGCCGCCGCTCATGGGTGGTGCCGGGGTTCGGCTTAAGGTCAGCCTGTAGCCTTGCACAGCAGAGCCCGAACCGCAAGTGCTGGGGCTGATAAGTTCTGCTGATACTGTGTAAGGTTGACGCCCTGCCCGACTGGGGTCCACAATAGCAGAGCACCTCGGCAGACCATGCCATGCAGACCACAACACCCAAGGCCAGCCCAGCACTGCTGGAGCGGATCGACCGCTTAACCGGCTGCGCTGGCCACTGGATCCTGATCCGAGACGGCGAACCCGAGACAGACTGTGGCCACCAGTGGCACCAAACCCCAGAGGATCACCTGCAGACCTGCCTCGCTGAACGCTGGCGCGATGTGTCGTTAGGTTTTGTTCCCAGTTGGTGCGGTTACAGCGACTATGCCAACACCGGCCTAGTGGGTAAAGCGAACTTTAACGTCTTGACCGATCCCGCCAGCACGCCCGACCCCTACGGCGGCATCTTGACCGTCGGTTACGGCTGGAATGGTCGCGGCGTCGTGCTGGATCTGTTGCGGGTTCCGGCAAACGTGCTGGAAGCGGTGGAATCGCTGGAAAGTTACCCGCTGCTGTCTGAGGATGAGCACTCCAGTTTGGAGCTTGCGGCACAGGACGAGGCTTGGCCGGAAGTCGAACGGGACTTTCTAAAAGATCTGGCGCGTGAGCTTCAGACCTACGCGCCAGGGGATGCTGATCCTTATTGGGCAGCCGATACGCTGGAGATTTTCCCGGAGGATGGAGCCGTGGCGGAACTGTTCCGCGCCGTGGCCGATCGCGCCGGAATCTACTGGGAAGCCGACGGCTACTGCGGCCAATGGATCGACGCCCGCAAAGTAGCCGCCGCAGTTACCCGGGAAGAACTGGCGGAACTGGTGCGGTTGCCGCTGCTAGCGCCAGATCAGGAGTGGCGCCGCGAACCTTACCCGTGGCCGGACGGTTCCACCGATACGCTGGCGCCGGCGTTGGCATAGCGGCCGGCTGCCGTGCTACTGTTTAACACGTAAACCCCGAGGCAAACCATGCCCACCGTTTCCGACCTGCTGGAGTACGCGAGGCAACAGGCCCGCATAGAATCCCGCGACTATTTCGACCGCCGCTATGCCCGACTTAACGAAGTCCGGGCGTGGCGCAATGACCGAGGTCACCGCGACCGCGACCGCCGCCGCGTGTTCCGCACTTATCCCGACCGCATCAGCGCCGACGCTGCACTGGTACCCGGAAGCTACGGCTACGGTCGCCGGCTGGAGATCACCCGTGATGGGATCGACTACATCGCCTGCCAGTATGCGGCCCGCGAGATCTGGCCTGCCGTGTTGGATTACTTTAACGCCACCAACGCAACGGAGGCAGTATGAACTGGGCCGTAGAGTTCACCGATACCTTCGGCGGCCAGGCTAACTACAGTTGGTGCCAGCGTTACCTGCTGGAGCTGCCGGAAGATGCCACCGATCGCCAGGTCGTGATCCTGGCCAAGCGGGTTCTGGGCCTTACCGGCTGCCGGTGCCGGCGGTTTGATCACGGCGAAGGCCTCGAACTACGGCCGGCCGGATCCTGCACGGTGGCCTTCATACTGCCGCAGTATTGACTGGCGCACCGGCAGACCTGGGGGCACCGCTCCGGCGCTGCCCCTTTCGCTTCGCTGGGTCTCAATCATCGCAAGCGTGAGATCCCACCGGCCAACCCTGGCCACTGATTCCCTATTGTGCACCGACAAACCGTACAATTCCGAAGCTACCTTACGGATTGTGACAATCCAGCCCCCCACGTCTCGCAGCCCGGCTAATCCGTTGCTAGGCTTGCACAGTACACCGGCACACCCACCGATGGCCTACCTGATCCGACCCCTGCCCCTTCTGTTCTTCATGGGCTGCACCCTCGCTGTAGGGTTGACCCACCGCAGCACCGCAGAGGCGCTAGCACGCTGCGAGAGCCAACCCGGCGCAACCGTTGCTGAGTGCCGGCTGATCGTCCTCGGACGCTAGGCCAGCGGGGCTAGTACAACCGCACTACCGACCCTGCCCCTCACCCGGGGTGGGGTTCGGTGCTGCACGGCGCCAAGCGGCAGTCAGGGAACCTACTGATACAATCCAATTTCTCTCTTCTGTTACACAGCCCCGGGGTAGGGGTTCAATTCCTGTGATACTGTAAACAAGTACCCCCCTAAAAAATGACCACCGCCCCCTCACTGCAGCTGCGCTGGGCCCAGGGTGAGGTGTTTTCGAGCCGCAAACGCTTCAGGGTGCTAGTTGCAGGCCGCCGCTTCGGCAAAAGCTACCTCTCCTGCATCGAATTGCTGCGTGGAGCAATCGAACGCCCGGGCGAAACCTTTTTCTACTGCGCCCCGACCTACCGAATGGCGAAGGACATCGCCTGGAAAGTCCTAAAACGCCTCGTCCCCAAGGCCTGGATCAAATCC